CAGGACCCAAAGGCATATCCTCGGACGCCGGATCATGACGAGGGCGCCGAACTCGCAACGGCGACGCTGCGCTACGTGCTGGATAGCAACAATTGGAAGTCGAAGTCATCCCGGATTGCTGGTACAGCCGCGATTGATGGTATCGCCGGCATTGAATACGACCTTGTCCCTGGAGATGAGGGTGATCCGAGCCTTGAGTTCCACATCGCTTATGGTGATGGGTTTTTCTATGACCCTCGGTCGTTCGATGAGGGGTTCACCGACGCGCGGTATATGGGCGTGGCGAAGTGGGTCGACCTCGACCAGGCCAAGGAGATGTTTGAGGACAAGGCGCAGGAACTCGACGACCTCATGGAGTCCGGTTCCGACATGACGACGACCGCTGACTTTGACCGGGAGAAAACCTGGATCAACGTCAACGAGAAGAAGGTCCGGCTTGTCGACCACTGGTACATCAAGGGCGGCAAGTGGCGCTTCTGCATGTATGTCGGCACGGTCGAGATGATGCGTGGCGTGTCGCCGTTCATTGACGAGAAGGGCAAGACGTTCCCACGGTATCGCATGTTTTCCGCTGCCGTGGACCATGATGGCGATCGTTATGGCTTCAACCGCAACCTGAAAAGCCCGCAGGATCAGCTCAACCACTTCAACTCCAAGAAGGCGCATATCGCCAATACGCGGCGCGTCATCTCGGAGAAGGGCGCCGTCGATGATGTCGAGCGCGCTCGTACGGACTGGGCGCGTCCGGATGGATGGGTCGAAGTCAACCCCGGTCTGAAGATCGAGCCGGACCAAACAGCCCTGAGCGACTTCAAGGGCCTTGCGGAGATGTCCGTCGAGTCGCGGACGTATCTCGAGAACTTCGGGCCGAACCCGTCCCTGATCGGGCAGGGTCTTGAAGATAGTTCTGGGCGAGCTATTCAGTTGTTGCAGCAGGCGGCAATGGCCGAGCTTGGTCCGTATCTGTCGGCGTTCAAGAACTGGAAGATCCGGGTCTATCGGGACATCTGGAACATCATTCAGCGCCATTGGACATCGGAGCGCTGGGTGCGCGTGACCGATGATCAGGACATTGCCCAGTTCTTCCAGATCAACAAGACGCAGGACGAGAACGGAAATCCGATCCTTGATGAGTATGGCCGGCCGATCATTGTGAACGCGATCGGGGCGCTGGACGTGGACATCATCATCGACGAGGGCCCGGACACGGTCAACATGCAGGCCGACAACATGATGGTGCTGCAGACGCTTGGACCGCAGTTCGCCCAGGACTTCCCGGAAATCGCGTTGGAACTGTCGCCTATCGCCAATTCGGTCAAGAAGCCGATGCTGGACAAGATCAAGCAGAAGCAGAATGCGCCGCCTCCGCCCGATCCGAAGGTGCAGGCGCTGCAGGCCAAGGCGCAACTGGACCAGCAAGCAGCACAGCAGGAAGACCAGCGCGAGACGGCCAGAACACAGCAGGAAATGGCTCTGCAGGCGCGGCAACAGCAGATGGCCGAGGCCGCGGCTCAGCGTGAGGATGATCGCAAGGAGCGTGAGTTCCAACAGGAGATGATGTTTAAGCGGATGGAAGCGATGCTTGATGAGCGTCTGCGCACCATGGAGACGATGGCCGATATTCGCATTGAAAACATCAAAGCCGCCGCCGGCATGAAGCAATCTGCAGAGCAGCATGAGCACCGCATGGAAATGGCTGAGGATGCTGCGAAGCGCCAGCCTGCCAAGACTGCGGCCTAAGAATCGTAAGACCGGGACGACACACCGGACAGGACTACCCGCAAGCCTGAGCGATATCAGGCGCAACGTGATCGCACGATACGCGAGAGGATAGACCATGAATATTGAGGAACCGAGCGAAGAAGAACTGTTCAATGACGCTGTTTCGGATGAAACGCCTGATGATCCGGTCGTAACCGAGCAGACTGAGCAGCCCGAACGAAATGAACCGGTGCGTGACGAGGCGGGCAGGTTCGCAGCCAAGGAAGAACCGGCGGAAGAGGTCGTCGCCGAACAGGTCGAGAAGCCTGCCGTTGACGACAATGCTCCAATGGTCCCGTCGTGGCGTGTTCGGGAAATCAACGACGAGAAGCGAGCCCTTGCGGAACGGTTGGCGGCGGCAGAAGCCCGCTTGGCCCAGCCCGCCCCGCAGACTGTCCAGCCGCCGGCAAAGGTCGAGAAACCTGACCCGCTGTTGGACCCCGAAGGTTATGAGCAATACCTTGAGCGTCGTTTCGATGAGCGCCTGCTCAATGACCGCCGGGAAACCAGTCTGCAGAACGCCGCGCGGGCCTACAAGGAAGAGTTCACCGAGGCCTACACGGCTGCCCAGAAGAATATCGATCCGGCCCTCCGGTCGATGATGCAGCAGTCGAATGACCCCGGCGAAACCCTCATCCAGTGGTATCGCGGCGAAAAGACTAGGCAGGAAGTCGGAAACGACCTCACGGCCTACAAGCAGCGCTTGCGTGATGAATTCCTGAAGGATCCGGAGTTTCTCGCCAAGGCACAAGAAGCGGCTCGCACGATCGCTCAACCTCAAGCCAACGGACGCCCTCGCGTCGAACTTCCACCCTCGATGAGCGGCGCAAGCCGTTCGAACGCACTGCTCAAGTCGGGCGGGAACGAAGATGTTTCCGATTCCGAGCTCTTCCAGCAAATAGCCGGCTAGTCACTTCTTTCACTCCGTAGAATCACCCGTCCTTTGTGGCGGGTTTTTTATTGGGCGGGTGACGGCCACCAACACAAAGGAGACGGCCAGTGGCCCTCACTTCGAACCATCCGAATAACGAACTCATCAAATTCCGCAAGGATGTCGCCTTTGACTTCCTGCGCTCGTCCCGCCTCGACAAGTTCATGGGCTCATCGTCCACGAACCCCATCGTCCGCATGAGCGATCTTGCGGCTGACGGCAAGGAAATCCGCGTCCCCCTGGTCAACCAGATGACCGGCGACGGCGTCGGCGCCGGCACCCTGCGCGGCTACGAAGAGCAGCTTGACTCCTACGGTATGCCGCTGTGGGCCGATTGGGCTCGTAACGCGGTCGCCAACAACCGGGCTGTGAACAAGGAATCGAGCTTCTCGGTTCGCTCCACGGCTCGCACTGCGCTGCGCAACTGGTCCAAGCGCATCGTGCGCGACGATCTGGTCGACGCGCTCCTGTCCATCCCGACCGCTTCGATCCAGCCCAACCGGCTGTCTTCGCCGGGCAACCGGGTGAACGGCATCCGCTGGTCCGCCGCAACCACGGCGAACAAGAATTCGTGGGTGAGCGCTAACTATGATCGAACCCTGTTCGGTTCGCTCATTTCGAACAACTCGACGACCTTCGCGACCGCGGCGGCAAACGTCGACAGCGCCAACGACAAGATGACTGCGGCGGTTGGCTCCCTCGCCAAGGCGCTGGCGCAGCAGACCGGCGTCGACCCCAACAACCCGGGCGTCTACAACGGCCGGCCGAAGATCACCCCGTGGCAGCAGAAGGATACGGACCAGGAGTGGTATCTGTGCCTGACCGGTTCGCGGGCCATGCGTGATCTGAAATCCGACCCGGTCATGTACCAGGCCAACCGCGATGCGCGTGAGCGTGAGAGCAGCCCGACCAGCAAGAACCCGATCTTCACGGGTGGCGGCCTGATCTTCGACGGGATCTACTACCTGGAAATCCCGGAAATCACCCAGCGCCTGCTGCTCAAGGGCATCGGCGCCGCGTCGATCGACGTTGAACCGTTCTTCCTGCTCGGTCAGGCGGCGATGGCCTATGTAATGGGCCAGATGCCGCGTCCCACGCAGCTCGAGGACGGCGACTACGACTTCGTCACCGGCATGGGCATCGAAGCGCAGTATGGCGTTGGCAAGATCGCCAAGGCTCCCCTCGCGGTCAACGGCGCCACGGTCGGCGACCTCGTCGATTGGGGCATGGTCACCGGTTTCGTCTCCGGCGTCGCGAACGCGTAACAAGTCCTCCCCAACTGGCTGGCCTTCGGGCCGGCCGTTTTCTTTTCACCTTTCATAGGAGGGCCTAATGGCCACTCGTCAGGACTACGCCCAGCCGAATGTCGGCAATCAGGGTTTCTCTCGAACCATGAAGACGCTCGGTCGTCGCGTCACCATGCTGGCTGCGGACGTTGCAGTCGGCAATATCGTGAAGGCGTTCGTCGTTCCCAAGGGGTTCGTCGTCACCGGCATCATTGCCGTTGCGACGGACATGGACACGAACGGCTCTCCC